GTGTACTTTACCCCTCTGTTAAAGAGTTGTTCAGTCAGCCGATACCGAGAGCTACTCAGTATCACGAAACTTTTTACTGGGCAGAGGTAGGTCTCACCCTCTTTACGCTAACTTGTCTTACCAAGCCTATCAGCTTTCTTTCACTCACTGCTACAAAGACCAATGCGCCCAGAAACTAAAATGGTATTGGTTCATCATCTTCTTGAATTGGTGGTGATACAGGAACTTGTGTATCAGACTTAGTATCTTTAGAAGATAATAACATTATGTTACCATTAAATTTTGGAACTATAACTTCAGTTATATACTTTGTTACTCCTTGATGTTCATACTTTCTAGTTTCTAATTGTCCTTCAATGTATGCCATCTTACCTTTTGTATAATACTTTTCTACCCTATCTGCAAGAATAGGATCGAACACAACAACATTATGCCATTGTGTTTTTTCAGATGTAGTACCATCTTTACTGGTATACTTCTGATGTGTCGCTAATGCTATCTTGGCAAACTTAGTATTCTTACTACTGATTTTTATCTCAGGTGGAGAACCAATATTACCAATCAATATTACTTTATTTATCATATTACTCCTTACTCAACAAAAGCTAATTGCTTGTCTATATGATCTAACAATCTCTGCTCGACATAAGACTTTGCTTTCGCTTTAGCTAATTTATACGAACTAGCAACACCAATAACTTTCTTGTTTCTATCAATGTAGCTATCGTCTGCTAGTATCTGCCAAGATTCACCACCAGTATAACTGGTGGATCTCTTGTTCTTAACTAGATGAATTACTATATCATCACTAAATGTTCTTGGAACAGTAGCTGTATAGTGTCCTCTATTTACTTTTCTATATGGCATTATTGTACTCCTAATAATCTGGACCAAATGTACTTGATCGTTCTCTTACTGCTTCATCAATCATGTCATCAATCTCTCTCGGTCCATAGACCAATCTAAATATAACTCGCTTCCATCTTGGAATACTATTATATATTAGATAACAACATTCATAATGATCTTCACCATTGTAATGTTCGACAGTATGATCCCAGATTGTTTCAGCAACCCAATCACTTAGCATTAGTTTTCAACTCTTGTATCTTTGCTTTGTTTGCAACAGCAATCTCATTGGTTACTTTCTCAATGTATTTACTGTTGTCATGCATACCCAAGAATACATCAGCTGAAACGCCAAGATGTGACATTGCTTTTGTCAATGCATCAGTCATAGCTTTCTTTGGTGCTTCATCATCTAGCGCACCAGTCTTACGAAAAAGCTTTTGCACAGAACATACTGGACCATAGTTGTTTGCTTTGCACCCTGTCCAAACAGTTACTTCAGCAAATATTAGTTGGTCTGTATGAATGTAATTTACATCATAACCCCAACCATCACCTACTGGACCGAATACTTCAGTCATCTTTCCAATCTGATACATTGGATCAATAGTTGTAATGTCACCAAAACCCTTGTTTACTTTCTTAGTAAACTTAGGATCAGTAACTTTTAGTTGATCCCAATATTGTTTATTTTTGTTTGTCATTGTTTACTCCTTCTAATGTTGAGTTGGTGGAAACCACTCAATCGTTGGTAATTCTACATCACCTTCTATTTTAGTATTAGTATCTATTGAATCAAAATCAATATAATCAGGTGGTGTAATATCAGCTTTCAACATACTTACAAAATATGTTTCTGCGTATAATAACTTCGATATGAAGTCATCATCTCTTTCTATCTGAAATATCTTCTGCATAGAATTACCTACTATGCAACAAAGATAAGCAGAAGCCAAACCAGTAACCATCATGTAATGTTGTACTTGAGGATAATACTTGTTTGTTACATCTTTGATTGTAAACGGACTGACGTGCTTAGCCTCAAATACTGCATCATCAGATGTAATACCATCTAGATTTGCTCTAGCAAAAGGTACATCTTTACTCATCATTGTAGGCATCTCCTTTACAGTCAATCCTGTTTGTTTCTCAAACCATTCTCTGTTAAATTTTTCGGTATAAATACCTAGTTGTACAGGGAATACTTCACTCAAATCATCAGGTTTAATAATACCTTTTTTGATGTCATACAGTTTACGCCATTCACCTTCAACTAATTTGTTAGCATCAGTACCACCAATAGTCCAAGAATCTAGTACTTGTTTTTCGATCTTGACTTCCGTAGCTCTGAGTTTCTTTTTTGCCATTCGCTTTGCTCCTGTCTATATTTATTTAATAACATATCTCTAACATGATATACTCTCTTGTTATCGTTTACATATTTGCTCATAAATAATTTTTCAAATGCAGTAGCATCTTCATATGTCAAATACTTCTTTGCTAGTTTGATAACAAATTGTTTTCTGTTACTTACAATGTCACTTGGGTTTGTAGATTCCTGATATTGTGGAATCTGTTTTGATGCCTTCATAAGTATATTTTTTAGGCTTTTCATATTGCTCCATTAATTTATTAAGATACCATTGTGCTTTTTCTAAATCTACAATGCCATGCTTATGTTTATGTCTAGTAATATATTTTATAATATTACCCTCTAACCAACCTAATTTCTTAGATAATATATAGTCGGTTGTACCTATGCCATCTGCATAGTACAATGGATCAATATCATTTGTATCTGTATATTCGGTCATAATTACTCCTTCGGTATAAGTTTTATATCACAGTTCAATGCATCTGCCCAGCAACAGAACAAATATCCTGATGGTTTTCGTATACCTACTTCCCATTTAGATACTAGTCCTTTTGCTACTCCTAGTATGTCATCAAGATTAGATTGTGTTAATCCCAGCTGTTCTCTTTTGATTACAAACTGGGATATAACTTTATCTTGAAAGTCCTTACCCAATGCAAATTCCATATTATATTAATACAAAATTTAAGCGGCAAGTAAAGTATGCCATTCTTGAGAACCAAGCATATCTGTTACTTTCATTGATCTTGTACGCAACTTGTTGTGTGGATTACCTCTGCCTTCAGGGTGTGTTGCCCAATGAGTAGCAGTTTGGTAAACAGCATACATATTACTGCCATATCTTCGTTTGTATGATCCCCAATGCTTATCTAGTTCTTTCAATGTATAATCAGATATAGTCTTGACAAGATCTCTATCTACTTTGGCTAGTGTTTGTTCAAACAACAAACCAACATCTTCTTGTTTGACTTGTTTCTTAGCCATAGTTTCAAACCAATCTGGATAGGCTTGAAATGTAGATAATGCAGAAGTTATATCTTTAGACTGTAAATGTGCTTTGTTCTGCCAGTTTTTCTTTGACATAGATCTGATAAACCAAGCGGCAGAAAAACAACCATTCAAACAATAAGATATAATTGGTGCAAATATAAACTGCTCTGACCATCTTAGATTGTAAGCAGTCCAACACCACAATCTTAGTTTGATTGTATCTTGGTTAAACTTGATAGTTTCATTATTGAATGTAACCATTCTGTGAAACTTACCACCATTATCAGTCAATACATCATTCACTTCAATATTGTCTAGATCCAACTTGTCAGTAGATCTAAGACCTTCATTCAACATATCAACAAATTGTCTGTAAGTTCGTAAATTATTAGCCGAAACATTAGACATTGTAGATATATATTCTCTGCTTTCGGCATCAAGTATGGCAGTTTTGTCAGGAACTGTGCATAATGTGTTGCCTTCGTCAAAGTAGTGTAAAGTCATCATAGCTGGTTGCACATCACATTGTGCAGAAATTTCTAGTTGACTTTGATTCGGTATATTCATATCGTACTCCTTATCATTGTACCCTTCGGTTCAGGGGGTAGGCTCATCTACCCCTTGCATCTTATCAATCTCAGAATGAATTATATCCCTTGATTGCTCATTGGTTTCCCAATCACTACGAAGTTTCTTAATCATACTATCAACCTTGTATGCCTCAAGCATCATGGTCTTGTCTTTCTCAAGTAACTTCAGTAGTGGTCGCAAACCTTCTTCGATTACTCTAGTATATAGTCTGTTAACACTAGTGAGGTAATCATACTTCTCTTGCATTTCTTCAAGACTGTCTTGAAATGCCATTGCCATCTTTGCCATTTTTTTTTGACTCCTTCTCTCTCTTCATGGTTTCTAAAGTTTGAAGTTCAGTCTTACTCAACAAACCAGTTTCATCACTCATCTTAATTAGAATGTCAATCATCTGACCATGCATATCTTGATTTCTCTGAGCCTGTCTGAACACTATATCAGACAACTCTTGAATACCTTTATGCAAGTCTTGTATTGATTCTGCAATAGCAGTAGACCATTTCATAAACAACTTCTGTTGTTCTTTGTCCATTTTGTTTATCATGCTATCTTCCCTTCATTGACTGTTGGATCATATCCTTCGTCTTGTTGATTGTATTTGTTGAACTTAGGATCATCAACATTACCGAATACTGCACCAGTATGTATGTCATAGATGTAACCCTCAGGTGTCACATGAAATACTTTCTTGCTAGTATAATTGTAATTGCGTTGACCATCATTCATCTGTCGTTCCATTCGGTTGACATCATGCATCTTCAACATTGTCTTAGAAAAATCGTAGTCAAGTAGTAGTTTGTAATACCAGTTGAAACGATTACCTACATATGCCACAGTCTTTGCTGTAAACACAGTTCTACTGGCTTTACCCAGCACACCCATTGCTTTACTTATCATCATTGCTCCTTTCATTTATTGAATGATATAACTTAGTAAATGCGTCTTCATAATATGTTGCGTAATCTTCAGGACCTATCTCTTCTACAAATCCTGCCTCACACTCAACACATGGCTCATCATCAATGTAACACTCACCATTACAATGTGAGCATATCTCTTTAGATATCATTGTATACTCCTTCCTAGTATTATAACATTTTATCTAAATCGGTAAACGGATAATTAATCGGTTTACTCTTGTATAATTGTCTCTTTAATTTGTTTAATCTCTTTCGCCTTTTTATTCTTTCTGCCTTTTCCAGAACAATCATGTCTGATATTCTTCTGATCTCGGCATAATACTCATGGATTTCATGTGGTGGTCTATTCCAATCTCTTGGTCTAAACCCATAATAATCCTTATGTATATCACTATAAAGACCAGCAATATCTTGTAGTTCAATCATTTGTTCAGTAGTTAATACAGTATGCATAATTATATTTCCTTTATTTTATAAATCGTAAAATCAAAATCACCTATGATAATACTTCCATTTATTCTAACAGGAACATCTAGAGGTTCTGGATCAATATTTGATATATACCAATCCTTTATACTATCATAGAGATCAAGTATACTATCAGCACCTTTAATTATCACTTCATCTTTAAGATCAAATTGCTTGTGTATCTGATAAGGATCACAATACGCAAGATATTTATTCTGTTTCATTATCTTTAACTCCTTTCGGTTGACGTTAAGGCGAGGCGAAGCCGAGCCACATTTTTTTACAAAAATTTGAGATTAGCCAGATTACCGACTAATCTCGAAATATGTATGTTACTAGATAACTGGATCTAGTTTGTGATTGTTTTCATGTAACCACAGTTGAGCCTCAGTAGGCTTTGTCATAGTTTTGAAAGACTTTGTTGGCTTGTTCTTTGAAACATATTTTACATATGCTTTGCCAATTACATCAAAGTAAAACTGCTTTTTAGCATCAATCATAACAGTTTTTAAGTCAATCGAATATTGATAGTTAGATATCAATTTATCCTTGCCACTAAGTTGTGACATCAGAACTTCCAATCCTTGCATTGATGCAGTTGCTGGATTGATATGTTCAGAGCCAGTCTGTGCTTGGATTTTCTTTTTCTCAAGTTCTACCTGATCTAACTTCTTCTCTAAGTTAGCCTTTGAAAACTCAAGTTTTGATATCTCTGATGATAATTCAACATCTAAGTTGTACATATCATCATTGTCAATCATTGGCTTGTATATAATCTTCATACCAGTCAAGATTGATTGTGTCATTTGATCTAGAGTGACTTCTCTTTTTGATTGTTGATCCATAGTTATACTACCTTTCCGAATCATGTTCTCTTGATTCTAGCAATCTATGATTGCATATCTCTCATCACACTTTTTCCAGCATTACACAAATACTTGGCAGTTACTGCGACCACTTGCAATACAATGTACCAGCAGGGTTGGGTTCCCTGCTGTGACAAGAGAAGTCATGGCAAGTTGTCTATTTGTGTTATGCGCAGATAAAAGTGTTTTTGTTTCACTGGCTAGGTTGCAAAGGATTTAAGAATCCTTTGTATTACAGCGTGTCGGAGACACGAGGCGAGGCGAAGCCGAGCCTTTTTTTTTGAGTGAGTTGACAACGAGATCTAGCCATGATACGTGTAAGAGGCGTGAAGAATATACCAGCAACAAGTGATCTGACCGACAAGCAAAAGAGGCTTGTTGATACTATCGTAGCCACAGGGTGCAGTATCACAGAAGCATCAAAAATCGCTGGATATTCAACAAAAGAAAGTGGTCGTGTGACTGCGTCACGAACCCTACGAATCCCAAAGGTACAAAAGTACATGATGGATCAAATAGCAAAGACGATTGGTCTGGGTGCAGTCAGTGCATCACACAAGATGATCCATCTGTCACAACACGCACGAAGTGAGTATGTGCAACTCGAGGCTAGCAAAGACATACTAGATCGAGTAGGACTGCGTACACCAGACAAGGTACAACACGCTGTGCTAGGTGATATAAAAGTAAACATAGACCTGACATAGTGGCAGGGGGGGTTAAAAACTACAACTGTACGTAGTGATACATATCTCACACACAACAGAGTTCAAAAAGGTACGATTGTGAGTTTACTGTACCAATTCATAAGATAATATCTCATTGACGCAAAGAAAGACCTGATATAAGGTTAGCTAAGACTGGTTAAGTCAGCGTTGGTGTTGCAACACATTACTTACTAGTCTAAAAATATTTTTGTAAAGGAGAGTATTATTATGCCTATGGGAAAAGGAACTTATGGTTCGCAAAGAGGGAGACCTTCAAAAGCTGCTAAGTCAAAGAAAATGACACCAGCAATGAAGATGAAGATGATGGCTATGAAAAAGAAGAAGAAGTAATGCCTAAACATACAAAGAAAGCTAAAAATACTAAATTAGCAGCTATGTATGGTGATAAAAAGAAAGTCACAAGAGGTGATATCATCATGGCTATTAGAAAAAAAAAGAAAAAAAACAACAAATAGATGAAAGACATAACCAATGGTAAAAAAATCAACTGTTAATAAGTCTGGAAACTATACAAAGCCGACATTACGAAAGAGATTATTCAATTCCATCAAAGCTAGTGCTGTTCAAGGTACTGCTGCTGGACAATGGTCTGCTCGTAAAGCACAACTACTAGCTAAAAGATATAAAGCAGCTGGTGGTGGCTACAAATAATGTCAAAGACTAGACGACAACAATCACTTACAGCATGGGGAAAGCAGAAATGGCGTACTAAGTCAGGTAAAAAATCGTCTGAAACAGGCGAAAGATACCTACCTAGTTCTGCTATTAAGGCATTAAGTGCGTCTGAGTATGCTAGAACCACAGCTGCAAAAAGAAAAGCCAAGAAGTCTGGGAAACAATTTAGCAAACAACCAAAAGGTATTGCTGCTAAAGTAAGAAAGTATAGAAGTTTCTAATGGTAGCGAAGAAATATCAAAATCCAAAAGGTGGATTGAACGCTGCTGGTAGAAAATACTTCAAAAGGAAAGAGGGTAGTAATCTAAAATCACCAGTAAAACGAGGAGTGAACCCAAGAAGAATATCTTTTGCTGCTCGTTTCGCTGGTATGAAAGGTCCAATGAAAGACGAAAAAGGTAGACCAACTAGAAAAGCGTTGGCACTTAGAGCATGGGGATTTAGGAGTGTAGAATCTGCTAGAAACTTTGCAAATCGTCATAAAAAGAAATAATGAGTAGTAAAGCCAAGATAAAAGGCACTAGAGTAGAAAGAGAAATAGTAAAATTATTTGAAGATCTAGGGTACAGTTCTCGTAGACAACCTATGTCAGGTGCTATACAAGACTTTCCACATGATGTTTATGTTAATGACCTATTTGATGGTACAACTATAGAAGTTAAGGCCAGAAAGAATGGTCAAGGATTCAAACAACTAGAAGATTGGAAAGGTTCTGCTGATATTTTAGTCTTGAAAAAAGACTTTAATCCACCTAGTGTGTACCTAGATTGGAATTTATTTAAGGAGTTTTTAAATGTCTACAGACAACATAGATTCGGAAGTGAATCTAGAGAACAGAAAACTGTTTCCTCTAACTTTTCAAGAGAGGCAACGATTAAGAAAGATCGTAAAAAAAGTTCACCTAAAATTCCTTCCAGAAAGTTCAGTAACGGACAAGGAAGCAGACAAGTTAATAGAATCTCTTGGACCAAAGATAAGAGAAAAATTGCTAAAAGAACATTTAGACAAGCTGTAAATGGTCAAGTTCGATTACAAACCCAATGGAGAAACGCTAAAGACATTTCTAAAGGGGAATGAGTTTTTTCGTGGACTAAGAGGTCCAGTTGGTAGTGGTAAATCAGTTGCTTGTTGTATAGAAATATTCAGAAGAGCATTACAACAAACACCAGCACCCAATGGTAAAAGAAAATCTAGATGGGCAGTCATCAGAAATACTAATCCTCAGTTAAAAACAACTACAATTAAAACTTGGTTAGACTGGTTTCCTGAAACACAGTTTGGAGTGTTTGCTTGGTCAGTACCATATACACATCATATCAATGTTGGTGATATAGAATTAGAAGTTATATTCTTGGCTTTAGATAGACCTGAAGATGTCAAAAAATTATTATCATTAGAACTTACTGGTATATGGATTAATGAAGCAAGAGAGTTACCTAAGAGTATTATAGATGCTTGTACTATGCGTGTAGGCAGATATCCTTCTATGCGTGATGGTGGTGCATCATGGTATGGTGTTATAGCTGATACTAATGCACCTGAAGAGGATCATTGGTGGGCAGTTATGTCAGGAGATGTACCTACACCTGAACATTTATCAAGAGAAGAAGCATTAATGTTAGTTAAACCTGATAACTGGAAGTTTTTTACTCAACCATCTGCAATGTTAGAAAACAAAGACGATAAGAATAATCTAATTGGTTACAAGAACAATCCTAAGTGTGAAAACAACAAAAACCTTACAAAAGATTATTATGAAAACATTATCAGAGGAAAACAAAAAGGTTGGATAGATGTTTATGTTATGAATAAACTTGGAACTATCGAAGAAGGTAAGCCTGTCTACACATCTTGGAATGAACAAGTACATATGTCAAAAGAAAATATAGAACCTTATAGTTCTACTGTATTTATTGGTATTGACTTTGGTTTAACACCAGCAGCAACCTTTGGACAAAGATTAGTTACAGGACAATGGTTAATATTACAGGAGTTAGTATGCTTTGATATGGGCGTTACTAGGTTTGCAGAACTACTAAAACACGAAATAGCAAAAAACTATAAAGGATTAGACCTAGAAATATATGGTGATCCAGCTGGTGATTTTAGATCTCAAACAGATGAAACAACACCTTTTCAGATACTTAGACATATGGGTATAAGAGCAATACCAGCACCATCTAATGATGTAAGTCTTAGAATAGAAGCTGTAGAAGCAGCATTAACAAGAATGGTAGAAGGTAAAGCTGGATTCTTATTGAATTATAACTGTGTTAATTTAAAAAAAGGTTTCAATGGTGGTTATCATTATAGAAGATTACAAACATCAGGTGATAGATATGATGAAAAACCTATGAAAAATAAATATTCTCATATACATGATGCTTTACAATACATGATGCTAGGTGCTGGTGAGGGTAAAAGTCTTACAGCTGGTAGATCAAAAGCAGCAACTGTTGTCAAAACTAGACAATGGAATGTATTTGATAATAAAAAAAGAAGGAAATCAGTATGGCAAAACAAACTAGGTATTTAGTATATTTTTACGAAAATGATGATTATCATAGACACACTAAATTTTTTAAGAAAGGATTTAAACATTGTGGAGTTTTATCGTATGATGATGATGCTAAGCATTGGCTTCTTATTGAGTATATTTTTGGTCATATAATGGTAGAAGTATTACCAGATAACAAAATAGAACCTTTGTTTAGATTATTTAAAATGAGAAATGGTGTTGTATTACAAGGCGATATACAATCCAATACAACAAAGTTTCCGTCTATATTAGGTAGTTGGATTAAAGAACATTCTTGTGTTAGTTATGTACAAAGAATACTAGGAATGAACAAATGGTGGGTATTTACACCCTATCAATTATATTGTGCGTTGAAAAAGGTTAAGTTTTCTGAAATAGAATTATAGTATGGGTAGTTTATTTGGATCTAGAACACCTCGTAAGACTGAGGCAGAAAAAGAATTAGAACAAGAAAGATTAAGAAGAATCAGAGAAGAAGAAGCTGAAAGAGATAGACTTGCACTTGAAGCTGAAAAAGAAAAAGGTAGAAGAGCTAAAGGTTTAGTAGGTATGAGATCTCTATTCTCAAGAGCTGGTGGTAAAGGATTTTTTTACGAGGGAAAAGAAGTTGAGTAGTCAAAGTGGAACATCTACAGGAGCTGGTGGAAATCAAAGCTCTGTACCAAAGAAAAATAGATTTGGTAGTGATTCAGATGTAAATAGATCTATTGCAATGAGAGCAGATCAATTTGCACAACAACAATTAGATATACAAAAAACATATTCAGGTCCAAACAAAATGACAGTTACTGGTTATAGATCAGGAACTGGTAATCAAATGTATGGTGCTGAATATAACCAAGCAAGAAATAGATATTTGGCAAGTATTGGTGCTGGAACTTTCAATGAAGAAACAGGACAATTTACAGCTGGTGTACAAACAGATAAAGGATTAACATTTACAAATGCTACTAGAGGTGCTTACCAAGCAACTAAAAACATAAGTATACCTTTATCAAAAGATATGTACAAATCTCAACAAAAATTTAAAATGGCAGTATTAGGTGGTGCAACTGCAATGACTGGTATGACATCATTCTTTACAGCTGGATTATTAACAAATCAACCATACGAACAGTATGTTCAAAATAGAGAATCTAATATACAAAGAAATGTAATACAAAATAATCAAACAAGAAATAACCAAAATAATAATCAAACAACTTATAGGCAGACTGGTGGTGATGCTTCTGTTATGGAAGAAGTACAAAAAAGAAATCAAAAACTTGCTAGTACTGCTGCATCAACTGCTGCAGAATCTAGAAACTTCTATGCATCTGCTGGTAAAAGCATAAAAGCTAAAAAGATATCGAGTTTTGCATAATGGCATATGTACCAATAGCTCAACCCCCTGTAGAAAATTATGATACTGATAATAGAGTAACATCATTCATAAAAAAATATAAAGAAGCAGAACAAATACACGATCATTGGAAAGATAAATATGAAGAAGCATATGAATATACTATGCCTCAAAGAGAATCATTCTACGAAGAAACTATAGGCGAAAGAAGAACAGATAAAATATTTGATGAAACTGCTGTTGTAGGTATACAAGAATTTGCTAGTAGATTACAAGCTGGTATTGTTCCTACTTATGGTAGATGGGCAAACTTACAAGCTGGTACTGAAATACCTGATGATGCAAAACCAATTATAAATGAACAGTTAGATAAGATAACTGAATATGTTTTTGAAGTATTAGCTAACTCAAACTTTAATCAAGAAATACATGAAGCCTTTATGGATTGTGCTATAGGCACAGGAGTATTACTAGTAGAAGAAGGAGATGCATTAAGTCCAATAAACTTTACTGCTGTTCCTTTACCTAGAGTAATGTTGAATAATGGACCTGACCAAAAGATAGACACAGTATTTAGAAAGAGAACTATGCGTTATGATAAGATTATGATTGCATATCCTAAAGCTGAAATGTCTGAAAAAATGATGAAAAGAATTACGGACACACCAACAGAACAAGCAAACATAGTTGAAGGTGTGTTTAAAGTTTATGATGAACCTAATGTAGAAAAATATAAATATTGTGTTGTCTGTATGACAGATCAGGAATTAATTTTAGAAAGAGAGTTAGAAGGATCAGGATCTAATCCTTACATAGTATTTAGATGGAATAAAGCTAGTGGCGAAGTATATGGTCGTGGACCAGTATTTAATGCTATGGCAGCAATCAAAACTACAAACCTTACAGTAGAACTAATATTACAAAACGCCCAAATGAATATCTCAGGTATATATACATTTGAAGATGATGGTGTAATTAATCCTGATACAATAACTCTAACTCCGGGCAGTCTAATTCCTGTAGCACCAAACAGCAGAGGATTACAAGCACTTCCAGCGGCTGGTAGATTTGATGTAGCACAATTAGTATTAGGAGATATGAGGCAGAATATTAAAAAAGCATTATACATGGAAACATTAGGTAGACCTGAAGGTACACCAATGTCAGCTACTGAAGTATCTCAAAGAATGGCAGATCTATCTACACAGATAGGATCATCATTTGGTAGACTACAATCAGAACTAATAACACCTTTGCTTAGAAGAGTTATAAGAATCTTAATTAAGATGGGTAAGATAGATATACCTAAAGTAAATGGTAGAGAAGTAAAAATAGTATCTACATCACCATTATCTCAAGCACAGCATGAACAAGATGTACAAGATGTTCTTAGATTCTCATCTATACTTGCTCAAACATTTGGACCACAAATGCTTAATTTAGTAGCAAAACAAGATGAAATGGCTAAGTATTTAGCTGAAAAGATGGGATTACCTGAGAAACTAATCAGAGATGCTGGAGAACAGCAAGAACTGCTTTCACAGTTGCAAAATCAACAACAACAAGCTAATATGGCTCAAAATGAGCTGGGAATCCCTCAAGACCAAACAGGACAACAGTCCTGATTCAGAAATAGATATACTATTCGCAACACTATTTAATCTTCCTAATGGTAAAAAAGTATTAGACTATTTAGAAAAGATTACTATAAAAGCAAATGTATCACCACAAACACCTAGTAGTAACTTGTGGCATTTAGAAGGACAAAGATATTTAGTAAACTTAATTAAAAATAAAATAAGAAAAGGATCAAAGAAGAATGACTGAAGAACAAACACCAGATAATCTAGAACAAACTACAGATAATACACAAGCTCCTGTAGAAAGACCTGAGTATGTTCCTGAAAAGTTTTGGAATAAAGATACTAATGAAATCAATGTTGAAGATTTAAGTATATCTTATAATGCCTTAGAGAAGAAACTAGGATCTAGAACAGAAGATCTATCTAAACAAATTAGAGAAGATATAGAAAAAGAAAGACTATCATCTGCACCTGAAACTTATGAAATAAAATCACCTGAGTTACCTGACAATGTACAGTTAGATATTAATCCTGAAATGCCATTACTACAATGGTGGCAAGAACTAGCAAAGTCAAAAGGATTATCACAAGATGAATTTAATTCAGGTATAAAAGCATTTGCAGAAAATGAAGTAAATGCATTACCAAATCAAGAAGAAGAAATGAAACTACTTGGTGAAAATTCAAAAGAAAGAGTAGAATCAGCTGACCTATGGGCAAAGAAAAACTTATCACCTGAAGGATATGAAGCAGTTGCAGAACTTGCTTCTACTGCTATGGGTGTAAAAGTAATAGAAGAAGTAATGAAACTTACAAAAGATGCTCCTATGCCACAAACAGAAACAAGGATTGATGTAGAGCCTGATAAGATAGATTTAAGATCTATGATGGCAGATCCAAGATACTGGAAAGATGGTGAAAAAGATCCAGCATATATAAGAAAAGTTACTGATCTATATGAGAAATACGAAGCCAAAAAGACAGCGTAGAAAAGTAAAAGTATTATGGAGAGATGCCATTAGTCATGCTGAATGGTGTTATCCTAGTGAAGTAAAAAAATATAAACCAGCTATAAATACAACTGAAGGGTATCTTCTTATGAGAAATAGCGAAGTAACTATAGTCTATATGTCCTACAATGATACAGATATAGGTGATATATGTGTCATACCTACAGAGAATGTTAAGACAATAACATTTGTGCGTTGATCTTTTCCTAAAAATATGCGTCTTTCTTACTAAGACCTTAATGGCTTTCTGATATGCCTTTCATAGATAACATATCAAGACCAAAGAGATAATCGAATATTAACAATTAGAACACAAAGGAGAAACTATGAGTTCGCAAATCAGTAATGCTTTTATCACTCAGTTTGAAGCTGAAGTGCATATGGCATATCAAAGAATGGCGAGTAAACTCAAAGGTCTTGTTCGTACAGTTAATGGTGTATCAGGAGAATCTGTAAAGTTCCAAAAAGTAGGTACTGGCGAAGCTACAAGCAAAGCTAGACACGCTGAGATAGTTGCAATGAATATATCACATTCAAATGTAACTGCTACACTTTCAGATTTCTACGCATCAGATTATGTCGACAGGCTTGATGAGTTGAAAACTAATATTGACGAAAGAGCTGTGATAGCTAACAACGCTGCATATGCTCTTGGAAGAAAGACAGATGACATTATCTTAGACGCAATGGCATCAGCAACTACTCTTGCAAACAATGCTGGAGCTTCAGGTGCTTCACCAGCTACAGACATGAACATTGACAAGATCAAAGAAATGCAAGAGTTCTTTGGTACAAACTCTGTGCCAGATGACAATGCTAGATATTGGGCAATCGGTCCTTCACAATGGTCAGACCTTTTAGCTGACGACCAATGGACAAGAACTGAATACTTAGGAAATAACGAATTACCTTATGCTGGTATGAACTATACCACTAAGAGATTCTTAGGATTCTTATTCTTCGTACACTCAGGTCTTAAGACATCAGGTTCTACAGACAGACACACTGTGTGTTGGCATAAATCTTCAATGGGATTAGGAGTAGGTTCAGAAGTAAGAACTGAAGTAAACTATATTCCTGAGAAAGTAGCACACCTAATGACTTCTTATTTATCAATGGGATCAACTTTAATTGATGACAATGGTATAAGAATTCAGAAATGTGCAGAATAGGAGTAAATTATGGCATACGCATTAGCAAATCCTGTTAAAAAAATAGCACAAGCTGGTGATAGCAATTCAATCTTCTTCTATACAGATGGAGATGCTACATCAACTGTTGTAGGTAGTGGTTACTTTAACCTCTCAGCTACAGAATTTAAACAAGGCGATATGATCCTTTGTGCCAATGGTATAGGTGGCACTATAGAATCTGACTTACTTGTTGTAACTTCTGCAAGTGGAGCAACAACTGTAACTACTGCTAAATTAGCATAACACTATGAGGGGGGTTTATCCCCCCTTTTAATTTGGAGATTTTATTATGGTAATGATGAACATAGCGAAGAGTGCAGTAAGTAGTGTTAGAGCTTTATTAAAGAAAAAAGGTTTAAAAGACGCTGTAGATGTAACTACAAAAAAAGCTAAAGCAGTATCTGGTAAAGCAAAAGAAGCAGTTGCAAAAGCAAAACCTCAAGTAGACAAAGCTGTACAAGCAACTAAAGCAAAAGTAAAACCAGTAACTGACAAAGTAAAACCAGCTGTAGAAAAAGCTAAAGCAAAAGTAAAACCAGCAGTAGAAAAAGCTAAAGAAACTGCTAAAGCTGCATCTGTAAAAGCTCGTAGAAAAGCTGGACCAAAAGTTAGAGATACTGCAAAAAGAGTAGCAAGAGGAGCTGCTGCCGCAACTGGTGGTGCTTTAGGATTAGCTGGTGGATTAGCAGCCGCACCTACTATTGGTGGTGCTGCTTTAGGAGCAACTACAGGCTTTGTAAGTGCAAAAGATCCAGTAAAAGGTGCTAAAATAGGTGCTGGTGTTGGTGGTGCTTTAGGATTAGCTGCAACTGGTGCTTTAGCTGCATCATTAATAAAAACTAATCAACCTAAAGAATCAGGATATACAGTAAAAAGACTTTCAGATGGTAGATTTAGTACAACATTTCAAGATGCAAATGCTAATGCAGTATTTTCATCAAAACAGTTATCACCAAAAGATATAGCAGATGTAAGAAAAAATGTAGCTGTATTAGATAGTATTGTATTAGGTGATAATATATCCTTTTTAGAAAAACAAGAATTTATGGCTAGACTAAATTACTTAGCAGATAAATATGGAGTAAATAATATAACTGGTAAAAACTTATCTGTACTAATACCAGCAATAGGTAAAGCATAAACTAATGGCAGTTACCAAAGTAGATATTGCCAGTAGAGCATTAATAATGATAGGAGCTAATCCTATCTCATCATTTACAGATGGTACAACTGAATCCCTTGTAGTAAATACAATCTATGAAGAAATAGTAGAATCTACTCTTACAAGAGCTAGATGGCGTTTTGCTACAGGACAACAACAATTATCATTCTTAACTGATACACCAGCTGGTAGATTTGAATATGCATATCAACTACCAACTAGTCCACAACTATTACAGATATTAGCTATTACAGTTAATGACCAACCAATACCTTATTCAAGATATGAAGATAAAATTTATATGAATAGTTATGGTAATGAAAGTACAGTCATCATGGATTATATATTTAGACAAGATGAATCATTATTTCCACCATATTTTAGATTAGCTTTAGAACTAAAGTTAGCCAGTATATTTGCTGGTTCAATAGCTAGAGATTCTGCTCTAGTAAATGAGTTTGACCAACAAGCAGAAAGACAACTACTTATAGCTAAAAATATTGATGCACAAGAAACAACAACTAAGAGATTGTCAACTAATAGATTTATTAGCAACAGAAGGAGTAGTAGAAGTGGGATTGTTTCCTAATGCCAAGAAAAGTCAGACAGGTATATACTAACTTCTCAGCTGGAGAACTTAACTCAAATTTAAACGCAAGAACAGATGCTAGAGCTTACTTTGAAGGAGCAAAGCAATGTCGTAACTGGTTCTTACTTGATGAAGGTGGCGTTATGCGTAGACCAGCAACACAGTTTACTACAGCTCTTGTAGGTGAAACTAGAATCATACCATTTATATTTAGTAATGATGAAGTAGCTATATTTGCTTTTTCTAATAATAGATTAGATGTTTTTAATTCTAGTGGTACTGCAATACAAAGTAACATTACTAGTAATTGTAACTGGACTACAGCTCAACTATTTGAATTAAACTTTGCACAGTTTGCAGATACTGTGTTTTTAACACATAGAGATAATCCTATAAGAAAAATAAAAAGAACATCAGCTAGTACATTTGAAGTTTCTGCTTATACTTTTGAAGAAGATACTACTGTAAGTGCTGGTGGTATAAATAAAACTACTGCACCTTTTTTTAAATATGCAGATGGTACTACAACACTAACACCTAGTGGTACTACTGGTAGTATTACATTAACTGCTTCTACAGATACCTTTGTATCTGCTCATAATGGTACATACATACAATTAGGTGATACACCAAAACAATTAAAGATTACTGGATTTACATCTGCTACACAAGTTACTGCTCAAGTATTAGAAGCATTACCTAATACAGATGCAGATGCAGATTGGGCAGAAGAACTTATATCTGCTGTAAGAGGATTCCCACAAGCTGTATCTTTTCACGATAATAGATTATGGTTTGGTGGTGTAAGAGATAGACCTTCAGCTGTTGTAGCTAGTCAAATAGGTGGTTATTTTAACTTTGATCTCGGTACAGCATTAGCTAGTGAAGCAATCAATGTTGCTATAGCTGGTGATAAAGTTAATGAAATTAGACACTTTGTATCTTCTAGAAATCTACAGATATTTACAGATGCTGGTGAATACTACATACCTACAAGTGGTAATACTGCTGCTGTTACACCAAGTAATATAACATTTCTTAGACAAACACCTTATGGTTGCAATAGAGCAGCTCCTGTACCTTTTGATGGTGCTACACTATTTACACAAAAAAATGGTAAAGCTGTAAGAGAGTTTGTATTTAGTGATTTAGAACAAGCATATAAATCTACTGCTGTATCTGTATTATCATCACAGCTTATAGATGCACCTAAACAAATATCTATGTTAACTGGTAATAATGAAAGACCTGAACAATTTGCTTTTTTTCTTAATAGTGGTAGTAACGAAAATGGTAAGATAGGTGTATTTCATAGTATTAGAGATGAAAAGATAGCTGGTTGGACTATGTGGGAAACTAAGTCAGGAGATCAATTTCATTCTATAACAGCTTTAAATCAAGATTTATTTGTAGTAAGCAAGAGAGTTTTGCCATCTGGTACTAAATATCTATTAGAGAAGTTTAGTGATACAGATAATGTAACATTAGATTGTTCTACAACAACTACTGTATTTCAGAAAGGTACACCCCTTGTTAATGGTGGATCTCAATCAGGTAGTGTTTTAAATGTAGATGGTTTTACAACTGCACCAGCAATACAAGAAACTTTTACCATAGCTGGTAATGCAACTGAATATACTATAACTGCTGTTACAGCAACAAGTTCAGGACATACCCTGACTTTGAATAAAACATTAGCTGCAACACCAGCTGATAATGCTGCAATTACAATAGTAGATGGATTTATACATACAGTTAATGCTGTTTACGAAAATACTACACAAGTAAATGCTGTATTTGGTAATGGTTCTTTAGGCTTATATACAGTAGATTCTAACAATAGAATTACATTAAATAATGCACCTTTTCCTACAGGAGTTAGAGTAGGATTTAATTTTACACCAATATTAGAAACTATGCCTATTGATAAAGAAATAGAAAGTGGACCATTGACAGGACACCCAAGAAGGATTAATAAGGCTATAGTAGATATTTCTGAGGGATTGGATATAACCATGAAAGCAGCAGATTTAAGTTCTAAAGAATTAATAATACAACAAGTAGATTTTACAGCTAATACTGATTTGCAGTCAGTCACAGGAAAAAAAGAGTTTAACTTCTTAGGATATAGTAAATCACCAACAATAACAATTTCACAAAACGATCCTTTACCTCTTAAAGTATTAGGACTAGCTATGGAGATACAATTCGCATAATGGGTGCAGCAATAGGATTATCTTCTTCGTCTTTATTTTTATTAAGTGCTGGTGTATCTGCAATAGGTACAATATCTAGTATTAGGGCGCAACAAGCAGCACTACAAAGAGAAAACAAAAGAATAGAAGCAGAAAGACTTTCAGCTAAGTTAAAAGCATTAGAAGAAGAAAATGCTAGAACTATTGCATTTAATAATGATTTAGCAAACAACTTAGCATTTCAATCTGTAGCTGGTTACTATGATGATTCTATGAGTTTTACTAATATTAACAAACAAGCCAAACAAAATATGTTAAAAGACATAGGTAATATTAGACTTGCTGGTAAGTCTGTAGATGTAAAATATGACCAGATGAGATTGGAAAATAAATTTAAGTCAGAGGATTTAACATTTGGAGGATATACTTCTGTATTAGCTGGACTAACAACTGGTTATGCAAACTATAAGTACTATAAAACTTAATGGCATTAACAAAAGGTAATAGACAAAATATAACTACAGTAACATCTGTACAAAGTCGTATGGGTGTCGTACCTACATATGCTGGTAGTGGTATAGCAGCTGCTGCTGAAGCTATAGGAGATACACTAACTGGCTTAGCTAATAAACAAGCAACTATAGAAGAAGAAAAATACAAAGCACAGTTTGAAATAGATACTACAACATATCTAACAGAACTAGCTAGACTACACCCTCTAGAACCTGATACTTTTACAAATAAAGCAGAAAGTTACATAAATACTATAGTAGAAAAAGCTCCACCAAGATTTAAAAGTTATACTGAAAAATATTCTAAACTTATGGCAGCCAGAGAAGGTGATGCTATATACAATAGGTGGTACAATAAAAATCAACAAGATTCTATAAAATTATTCTTAGATGGTATGGATGTTTTTACAGACCTTGAATTAAATACAATAGATAGATTAAATAACGAAGAGTTTGATAAATACTGGATAGAACAGTTTCTACCTAACTTAGAAAATAAAATGATTTCTTATAATAATTTATATGAAAGTTTAGATCCTGAATATGCTGGCTCATTATCTTTACCTGATGTTTTTATGCAAGATATAAAACTTATATTTGAAAGAGCAAGAATATTTAAAAAGACTAAAAACATATTAGCGATTGCAAATGCACAAGATGTAGCAGAGTTTGGTGCTGGTCAAGTTCCTTATGGTACTGGTAAAAGTAATTTAGAAAAAGCACAGTCATATATCATTAATCAATTAATACCAGCTTATAACAAAAAAGCTGATGCTGATGATGGCATAGATGGTTTTTCTGTATTAACAAACAGCACAGAAGAGGAAAGAACACAAATAACAAATGATCTTGCTACTTTTATAACTAATAATGTTTTACAATATGAAACAACACAAAAAGGTATAGACGAAGTACAAAAAGTAAATATTAAAACTAATTACAATCTTATAATGGATGAAATACAATCATTCCAAAATGAATACGCATTTAAAAATCCATCTGAACTTATTGGTATGGGTTTTGATGCAACACAAATAAAAGAAATAAATGATGCTTTAACACTTAATAGAGCTATTGTAGCAGTATCAGCTAACTTAGATGATGGATTTAATATAGATCTTCATACTAATAATATTATGAATTATATAAACAATCAAAGTGGTGGTGATACAGATTATGAATATGCAGATGTAAAAAAAGCAGTAGTAGATTATCATATACTAAAAACTGTTTATGCAGAATCATATGCACAAAATGGATTTTTTACTAACGAAGAAACTATGGCAAACATAGATTTAAGCTATGACATTAGAAATAATCAACCTAGTGAGCAACTAAACAGAGTAATAGAGTTTGCATCAACATATGGAGTAATGCCTGACATATTACAAAACTTTATAGATAGTGCTAGTGGATTAAACTATAAAGACGAAGTAGATAGAAGATTAATTGCAGAAATAGCTGGTACAGTATATACCCTATCACAAAGAAGTGGTTTTAATATGATAGATGTAGATGGTCATAATATAATGCCTTTACTAGATTTACATGAAAAGATTAGCAACTTACCTAAAGATGCAAGAGTGTCACAAGAAACTGCATATGAATATTATTTTTCTTTAATGCAAAAAACACCTAACAATGTTAGTGAAATAAATGATCGTATTAATGAAGTATTATTAGGAGCAGATGGTGAAGATGATGATATATTAATTAAAGAATTATTTGCAGAAGAAATACTAAAACGACAAGATATGTACGAAATATTTGGTTTAAAAATGGGTGCTGGTATGGGTGGTATAAATTTAAGTGATGATAAACTACAACAAGAATTACAATTTGTTGTATCTAAACATTATGATACTTTACTACTATACTTAAATTCTAGATACTTAAATCCTTATGAAGTAACAAGAAATAATCTAAAAAAGAATCTAGATGTTGCAATTAAATTATTTTTAAATGATATGAGAAATCAAAATGGATATGCGTTTGAATAATGGCTTTAGTACAATACCCTATATATAGCACTTACAATCATCTATCTAAAGATCAAATAAATTATGATGCTGTAGATACTATTATGAGAAGAATCAATATGATGTCAGATTCTGAAAGAAACGAAATGGGATTAACAGATGAATTTTTACAATCTAATAAATTATATCAATACATAGAAGATGGTAGAATTAAATTTACTTACGATAGAAGATCAACAAAACATAAACCTACATATCATATACACATAGATGTAGCTGGTGATGGTATGTTTAGTAATTTAAGTAATCCTAATAGTCCTGATGCAAGTTTTATGCCTGAAGGACAACTAGATAAATTTCACCCAACTAAAAAAAGTGTAATACAAAAACAAGCATACGATAATTTATATAATAAACTTAGAGCAGATAATGCCCAGATAAGAAATATTCCAGCATTAGATGGTGCTGCAAGAGAGTTTTTTGGTTTTCTTATGAATATAGGAAACCTTAGAAAAGAAGGACTACAAGGTATAGAAAATATAATTAACGAAACACCAGCAATAAGCAACATCTACAAATTCTTTTTTGGTCAAGATGTAGATTTCAATGTCGATACTTTTCAAGAGTTAGGTGAACAAGCACAATATGAAAGTATGATACTAGAACAAACACAACAACTTTATGGTGATGAATCTAGAGCTGCAAAATATTCAGGTGTATTCCAATTTGATAAGGATAGTAAAATGTTAGAAGTAGATAATATATTCCTAAATGTTACAGGAAAACATGAAGGTGGGTTTTATGCAACAGTATATGATCCTACATATAAAGGTGATAAAACTCCACCTGAATTAGGAGGAGTGCAAAAAGTTTCTGAAGATTCTTTAATATCAAAAGATTTATATGAATACACTACAAGTGATAAAGGTGATCCTACTATAGGTTATGGTTTTTCTATAAATCCAAATACTGCTGGTGGTAAAAGAAATATTAAATTACTTGAAGATATGGGATATGACATAGATAAGCTAACTAGAGGTGAACAAAAACTTAAAATGATTGATGGTCAGCGTATGTTTATGCAAATTGTAGATCAAACATTAAAAGAAGTAGAAACACTAATTGGTATGGACCTAAGAGGTAATAGAAATGCTTTACTAGCTGTAGTATTAGTAGATTTAGCATATTTATCTGGTACTGGTAAAACAAGTTTTATTGGACCAAGATTTAGAAAAGCACTTAGTAACTATATGAAAACTGGTGATAAAAAATACATAGGTGCATTTCAATCATATGATGGATCTGATGAAGCAGTTAAAGGTAAAACATTAGCTGGATATGAACCTACATTATTAAACGAATTATATAATGATGGTAAAATGCAAAAAGAAAAAGGTATGGGTGGTAACTATACAAGATTTGAATATCTATCAGGTTTACTAAATGCATGGTCACAAGGATCTATGGTAGACTTTCCAGCATTAAGTATAGAAGATAGGTTTGCTCCATAATGGGTGAAGTTACTGCTTATGATGGTAAAAGATATGACTACTATGATGATATAGTTAAACCTAGAAGTTTTTTTGATAATCTAGGTACAACTACAAAAAACATAGGTAAAGGTTTTTTAGACGAGAACCTAATTGCAATAGGTGCAAAAAAAATAATAGAAGCAGCTATACATGATAATCCTGAACATGAAGTAAATAATAGATATAATATATATCGAGATCCACAATTCTTTGGTTATGAAGAAATAATACCTAATTTTTTACACGCCAAAAACTCAGAACACGCTAGACAACTATTTCAAGAATTTAAACAAAATGTTAAAAATGGCTATGGTAGTCCAGCATATATAGCTGGTAGAATACTTGGTGGTTTTACAGATATAACAAGTTTATTTATGTTTACTAAAGCTGGTAATGTATTGCTTAGTGGTAACAAACTAGCACAAATAAGTAAGTTTGGTGGTGTACTAGGTGCTGAAGAATTAACAAAACAAGTATTACATGACAATAGAACAGTTAGAGAGGGTATGATTATAACTGCTGCTGGATTTATAGTACCAGCTATTTTCCCAACTGCTAGAGCTGGTGGTAAAAAATTTGATAAATATGCAAATATGTATGATGAAGCAGATAATATAGCTTCTGATTCTGCTGGTGCTATGAGAAATCCAAAAACTAAGAAAAAGTTTGAAGAAGATTATCAAGCAGAAAATCAAATACAACCAACTGGATTAGGTGTTTTTGGTGAAAAAGGTCCTTTCAATCCTGTATTTAGAGTACTAAAAAATGGTACAAGTAATGCTCAAGAGTTTATAGAAAAAGTATTAGAACTACCTTTACTACAAGTTAAGAACTTTAAAAATATTGCAACTAATCCTAGTATAGAAAGATCAGTTAAGAAAAGATATCAAGATGTGTACATTGTAGAAAGACAAATAGATACATTGTATGATGAATATACCAGATCTATGGGATTAGAATTTAAAGGTAAAATAGAAAAACATATTAAACAAACATTTAACAGAGGTCAAAATATGCTATCTAAAAAAGAATTTAGACAGCAAGTATTTATGTATAGAATGGGTTACCTTGATGATGCTAATGAGTTTGTTAAAAGAGCATCTAGTGTATTAGATAAAAACTTCTATAAAAAGTTAGGTCAGGAATATATTGATCTACAAATACCTCTAAACTGGCACAAACAGTATCTTAAAAAAGTAGATGCTATTATAGCTAACTTAACAAGTGTTGTTGCTAGACGACCAAATTCTACAAGAGCTGCTGATAATTTAGCTAAATTTACAGGGATTAGAAATAAATTACAAAAACGAATTAAGATGTATGAATCAGGTCAAGGTCTGAAAAAAAATTACATAAACATAGTTTATCGTAGAGATAAAATTAACAATGATTTTGCTAACTTTGCTGCAATCATGGAAAAAGAATTAAAGTTTAGATATCCTAATATGTCTAAAACTGAAATAGATGAGTTAATAAATAATTTTAAAACATACAACCCACACATAGAACTACAAACATGGCGTACTATGGTAGATGATAATGTAGATGATTTAACTAACTTTGAAAAAATATCATCAAGGTTTTTTGCTAGAGAGTTAGATATAGATTATAGAGCCTTAATCAAAGCTGGTTTTATAGAAGATGATACTCAGTTGTTAATGAGAGTATATTGGAATCAAGTTATACCAGATATAGAAATAACTAAAGTGTTTGGTGATCCTATGGGTTATGGAACACAATTTGGTAAAGGTAACTATGGTATGGGTATAAAACAAATCTATGATGACTATACAGCAGCAATAAAAGAGGTTGGTGAAAATACTAAAGAAGGTATAGCACTAGCCAAAACTAGAGATAAAATATTAGATGATTTAGATGTAAGTATAGGTCTTATAAGAGGTACATATGGATTAGCTAAAGATCCTAATAGAAGTATTAGTAGAGCTATAAGAATGGGTAAATTATATAATTCTATGACTATGCTTACTGGTATAGCACAAGTAGTAGACACAGCTAGACTTGTTATGATTAATGGCATTGGTAAAACATTTAGATTATCTTGGGAAGTCTTTACATCAGGTATGAGTAAAGAAGTATTCAATATGTCAAAGAAGTCTGCACAACTAGGTGGTGAAGCATTTGATATGTACAATAGCTCAAGAGCTATGAGTATGTATGATGTAGGTGATGCCTTTGGTGTATTTAATCAATTTGAAAGAGGTTTGTCAAAAGTAGGTAATTTATATTTTACATTCTTAAATTTAAGCAACCCTTGGAATGCTGGAGCAAAAAGTGTTGCTGCATTATTTAATGGCACAAGATTATTAGAATCTGCTGAAGCATGGGGTAAAGGCAGTATATCTAAAGTTAATAAAGCTAGAATGTTAAATCTAGGTATAGATGAAAATATGGCAGCTAGAATATATAACCAATATAAAAAACATGGTGTTGGTAAGAATGGCAAAAAAACACATAAAGATAATGGTGATGACTTTACACAACTAAGAGTAGCTAACTCAGATGAATGGACAGATGATGCAGCTAGAGAGGCTTACCATCAAGCTATTGGTAAACAAGTAAATATAGATATTGTTACACCAAGTAAAGGTGATGTACCTAACTGGGCAAATACAGAAATAGGAGGTATGATTGCACAGTTTAAAAAGTTTGGTATGGCATCTACACAAAGAATGTTATTTAGAGGACTACAAGAAAGAGATTTCAATCAATTACAAGGTGCTTTATTATTACTAGGTGCTGGTGCAGCTGTTGATGCATTTAGACAAAGAGCATTTAATAGAGATTATAGTAAAAAACCATTCGGTCAAAAAATCGTAGATGCATTTGATAGATCAGGTATTGGTGGTGTTTACTCAGATGTAAACAATGCCTTAGAAAGAATGGGAAATAATGAAATAGGTCTTAGACCATTGTTAGGTGCTAAGAAACCTTATGGTACATATAGAGATTTATTTAATAATCCTATACCTGATGTATTAGGTCCAACTGCTAGTCAGATGGCTAACATAGCTGACATCATGTGGACATGGGGATCAGGGCAATACAACCACCATACAGCTCGTAATGTGCGTAGACTAATACCTTTTCAGAATGTATGGTTTTTGGATTCAGCTTTTGACAAAGTAGAAAAAGGTTTAAGATAATGGCATTAGTAATAAACGATACAAATCCTAGAGTACAATACACAGCTACTGGTGGTCAAACCACATTTTCTATTCCTTTCGAGTTTTTTAGTGATAATGACCTTGTAGTAGTAAAAACTGTAGGTACTACAGATACCACCTTAACACTATCATCTAATCCTTCTAGTGCTGCACAATACTCAGTATCTGGTGCTGGTGTTACTGGTGGTGGATCTATAACACTTGGTGGTGGTGCTACTGTAGGTCATAAATATACTATTACTAGAAATGTATCTGTATCAAGATCTACTGATTTTCCAACATCAGGTGTCTTTCCTATTGAAACTTTAAATACTGAATTAGACAAAATCATTGCTATGATACAACAAAAAGGCAATGACATTAACCTTTCACCAAGAGCATCTAGTACAACATCTACTGCTTATGGTCTTATCTTTCCTGAGTTAGTAGCTAATAAAATATTATCTGTAAACAGTTCTGGTAACGCCCTAGAGTTTTCACAATCTATAACAGATGTGTCTACTGTAGCTGGAATTGCATCAGATATTACTACAGTAAGTGGTATATCATCTGCTGTATCTACAGTTGCTGGTATATCATCTAATGTCACTTCGGTCGCTGGTGTTGCCGCCAATGTGACAACTGTTGCTGGAATATCTAGTAATGTAACTACAGTTGCTGGAATGAATAGTAATATATCTTCTGTAGTATCTAATGCTTCAAACATAAACTCAGTAGCTGGTAACGCATCTAACATTAATAATGTTGCTAGTAATGAAACAAACATCAATACAGTAGCTGGTAAAGCTAGTTTAATTACATCAGATTTTGTATCTGATCTTAATACTTTAGCAACATCAGATATAGTTTCAGACTTAAATACTTTAGCTACAGCTGATATTGTAAGTGACTTAAATACCCTTGCATCTACCTCTGTAGTAAACAATCTTAATACAGTAGCTGGTGCAATAAGTAATGTTAATACAGTTGCTGGTGTTGCAAGTGATGTATCTAGTGTTGCTGGTATAGCAAGTAATGTTACTGCTGTTGCTAGTGATGCAACTGATATAGGTAATGTTGCTGGATCTATAAGTAATGTTAACACAGTCGCTGGATCTATATCAAATGTAAATACTGTAGCTGGAGCAAATTCTAATATATCTACAGTTGCTGGTGCAGTTACAAATATTAATACTGTTGCAACAAATGTAGCTGGTGTAAATAGTTTTGCAGACAGATATAGAGTTGGATCTAGTGATCCAAGTTCTAGTCTTGATGCTGGTGATCTTGCTTTTAATACAAGCACTAATCTTTTAAAATTTTATGACGGATCTGCTTGGCAGACCATTACTGCTGATACTGATGTAAAAACTAAAGTATCTGCTAATGATACTACAGCTGGTTTTCTAAATGGTAAATTAGTTGCTGGTAGTAATATTAGCTTTACAGAAGGTAGCGATGGTGGTAATGAAACATTAACAATAGCAGCTACTGCTGGTGCTTCACTAGATGATGCTACAGCTTTAGCAATAGCATTAGGATAGAAAGGACAAAATGGCTAATACATTCAAAATAAAAACAAATGATGCTATGCCATCAAGCTCTGGTACGCCTTTAACACTATATACAGTACCAAGTTCTACAACTTCTGTAGTTCTAGGATTATTACTATGTAATGTCCATTCATCAGCTGTAAATGTTAGTGTTAAGATTGAATCAGATACTTCTGATACAGAAACAAATCAAACTGTATTTGTAGTAAAAGATGCTCCTATTCCTGTTGGTGGTACTCTTGAAGTACTTACAGGATCAAAGGTAGTATTACAAACTACAGATGTAGTAAAGATTGATTGCTCTGTTTCAGCTAAGATAGATGCAGCATTATCAATAATGGAGATTACATAAGTTGGGATATATAGGTAGACAACCCACAGGATCTATACTTACTGGTGCAGATATAGCAGACGGATCTATATCTACAGCTAAGTTAGCAGACACAGCTGTTAGTACAGCAAAGATTGCTGATGATGCAATTAGCACAGCTAAGATAGCAGATTCAGCAGTTACAGCAGCTAAAGCAACTGGTATAAATCCTGTATCACAAGCAGTTAGTTATAGACTAGCTGGTGATTTATCAGGCAATCAAGATCCAGTAGCAAATTGGGAACCTATTGATGATGCAATGGCTGGTAGAATTGGTACTGGTATAACTGAAAGTGGTGGTCATTTTTCTTTTACTGAAACTGGTATATATCAAGTACAATTTACTGGTGTAGCTTATGATAGTGGTAGTGATGATGTCCAAATAAATGCTGAAATTTTTGCAAGTTCTGATTCAGGTGGTAGTTATGATAAATTGGCACAAGGTATGACAAATCTTCATCATGCAGCTCAACACACATTTTCTATTTCAACTATTGTAGATATAACAAATACTTCTACTAATAGAGTAAAATTTCGTATTGATGGAAACAATGGTGTAATAAATGGAAATTCAAATGAAACATTTACTTTTGCAAGTTTTGTAAGATTGGGGAATACATAAAATGTCCTATATTGGAACTAGTCCTACAGACGGACAATATACAATTTTGGATGATATATCATCTGGCTTTGACGGATCAGAAGTAACATTTAACTTAACAAGTGGTGGTACTGCTGTTGTACCTCAGACAGATGCTAATGCCTTAATATCTATTTCAGGTGTTGTACAATACACATCTGCATATAGTATTAGTGGATCACAGATAACATTTAGTTCTGCTCCATTATCGACAGATAATTTTAGTGGTAGAGTATTAGGAAATAGTAGAGATATTGGTACACCAACTGATGGAACAGTATCATCATCAAGTCTAGCCTCTACATTCTTTATGACTAATGGTCAGACATTTAACAATGTGTCTATTGCATCTGGCAAAAATGCTATGGCAGTAGGTACAATAACAATTTCTGGAACTTTAACAGTCGCTAGTGGGAGTAGCTTTGTAATCATATGAGTATAATTCAAGTAGATACACTACAAAAAAGAGATGGGAGTACCTTCCCTTTAGGTAAATTTGGTCAAGTAGTTCAGGGATCAGCTTCTACAGCAGTAAATGTAACATCAAGTAGTTTTACTGATACTGGACTTACTGCAACTATTACTCCTACTGCAACAACAAGCAAAGTAATGATTCATGTATCTCAAATGTTATCATCTGATAGAGATAATGAAGATTGCTGGTCAAGATTAAGATTAGTAAGAGATGGTTCTGGATTATCTGGTCTTGAGTGGTCAAAAATAGAATGGGATGAAGCTGGAGGCGTAGGTGCTGTAAAAGCTGGTGGTATAACAACTTTTTGTTATCTTGATTCCCCAGCAACAACAAGTGCTGTGGTGTATAAGTTA